CAACGTTAAGAGTGGAGCCAGTCCCCAGCGACACGCCCTCATCCTTGCCCATCACTCCGAACTGAGCCGCTCCTGCTCCGCCTGCAACTGCATCCACAAACAAGAAAGTGCCAGTCCTTACGACCGTTATATTACTTCCGAAACTTACCGATGTCCCGGTTCCGACAGCAGAGGCGTCGTCGTAAGCCATGATTCCAATGTTGTCTTGCGGGAACACTATGGCTGGGTTGGTGTGAAGTAACTGAAGAACCGTGCCACTACGCGAAAGAACAATGTCTTCGCCTGCTACATTAAGAACCGACCCTGTTCCCACCAGAGACCCCTCGTCCCAGCCAACTAGCCCAATCTGTCCGCCACCTCCGCCCGGAGACGAAGAGGCGTCCAGTCTTAATACCGTTCCAGAAAGGGTGGCGGTTAAGTTGTTCCCAAAGTCGATCCATGTCCCCGTCCCCAACGGAGAGCCGTTTGAGAGTCCGTAAACCCCGATATTGTCCTGTGGGAACGCTATAGTGGGATTGGTGTGAACAAGGGTTAGTGTAGTACCACTTATAGAGAGTGAAACATTGTCCCCAACAACGTTGAAATTAGTTCCAGTTCCCTGCGGTTGCCCCTCGTCTTGCCCGTAAATTCCTATCTGGTCTACGCCTGCGAAAGAACTTCCCGCGCTTGCGTCCACGCGAAGAACCGTGCCTGAAAGGACGACAGTTAAATTATTTCCAAAATCAATGATTGTTCCCGTGCCCTTGGGAACTCCATCATCCCAACCCATTACGCCGATTAATTCCTGAGGAAAGACAATTACGGGATTTGTGTGAGAAATACGAAGAACGGTTCCGCTCAAAGACAAGGCAATGTCGTCCCCGACTACATTGAGGATAGTCCCGGTTCCAAGAGACGTTCCTTCATCTTGACCGTAAATCCCGATGACTTCTTGTGGAAATACAATCTCGGGGTTGGTGTGGGTTAGATTAAGAACCGTACCACTTCTCGATAATACAACGTTATCCCCCACCACATTCAGGGTTACGCCCGTTCCAAGAGGAACTCCCTCATCCTGTCCTGCAAAACCAAACTGAGCCGCACCCGGAGGAATGGACTCCAGTTGGGTTATCCTGTACTCGTGAGAGGGAGTCGAAGACGCGCCACTGACGCCGACCCACGCCTCCAACGCTTCGATGGCGTCGTTGGCGTTGGCGTGTTCATCGGAGTGCAGAACGGCAGGGGTGTTTAGATCGTCTGCCGGGGTTGGGTTGGTGAAATTGTCGAGCGCGCCGGGAAAGACTGTCGGCATGGGTTATCCTTCGCTGGACGCTTCACCGTGCCATGTGTTTTCGGAGTCTTTGACGATGGTGATTTCTCGCTTTACCGTCTTGGGGGGCAAGTTGACGTTCACTTCAAGAGGAGTGGGCTCAACGTTGATCTCGTTTGTGACTTCAATGGGCGTGGGACTGACGTTAACTGAGTTCTCTACCGTTATAGGGGTCGGAGAAACGTTGACCTGAGCCTGCTCCACGTTGATTTCATTGGTGATTGGAGTAGGGGAAACGTTGACCTGGATGGTCGGCGGAACAGAGTCTTTCTCCACGACCCCGCTGAGTTGTTCAAGTTTCTCGGTAACAGCCTTCATCACTTCAACGGTGTGAGGGCTTTCGTTGTGGATGATTACCTGCATTTCTTCCTCTTTTCGGGAAGCCTCCTGAAGAGGCGAAGTAATGTTAATGTTTGGCATGGTGATGTTGGGAGGATTCACTACCACGCTGATTGGTTGCGTATGTCTGGAAAGAGACCTCATGCGGATTGGTTCTGGAAGTTCTTGAACCCGCGCCTCCGCCTCTTCGATGGCGTTTTGGATTTCAATTTCAACATGGGCCGAGATATACTCAGGGAGGGACTTGTTGATCTTCGACTTCACCTCTTCGATCAACTCAGAGAAGTCCGCCATCCCCTCCATGTCCTTCGGGTTCATCAGTAAGTCGGATTGCGCCAGTGTGTAAACAATCGCCTTTCCAAGAAACTCCGGGAAGCCCTCTTGTATTCGACTCTTCAAAGATTCGACATCCAGTCCTTCTTCATCCAGATTGCCAAATTCAAACTCTCCCACGCGCCCAACTATCCCAGAAAGGATTGGGGCGAAGGCGTCTCCTGAGAATACAGATTCGAGTACAGCAGATTTCATTTCCACCGAATCGTCTGCGTTCAGAGTATCGTAGACATTCGGGGCAACAATAGAAACCACGCTATAGATAGTCTGGTCAAGGTTGGACGGTCTGAACGAAATGGACTTCTTGACCTCTCCGTCGCCGCCGAGAGAAGGAGCCTGAGGCGCACCAACAGAACCCGGTCTTTCAGGGGGCTTTTTACCAGCGGGTTTTCCAAACGCACCCAAAACAGGTTCGGGTTGTTTCGCGTCTGGAGGCGGAGCTTCGGGCATTGAAATTGTGAAGAGGCCGTCCTGAATGGCTTGCAGTCTTGCTTCTTGTGGACTAATAGCCTCCATCTCGTGATACTGGTTCATGGCGGTTGCGTTGGCGAGTCTCGCTCTTCCGAGCATAGAAAGTCTTTCGCCGTCCGTGTCGATGAAGTCGAATTGCAAAGTGTCGGGGATGATGGACTCAATAAAATACTTGATCTTGCCTTTGTTTCTAGCTTTACCTGTGCGGTTGGTTTTCTGTTCGCCGCGTATCGAGCCCGCAAGAGTCTCGCCGGAGGCCGAAGAACCAGCCAGTCCGATGTCGCTCGTGGTCATACCGTAAGCCGCACAAACCAAAGCCGCGTACTTCAGTGTGATCCTGTCGTACATGATGTCGTTGGGGGCTTTGCCAAGGGGGATGAACTTTGCTTCTCCAGTATGCTCTGCGAGAACCGGAATCTTGAACCCGTCCACCAAGCCGCCCTGCGTGAAAGTTCTGAACGATTCAATCCATGTGTTCGCGTCCTCCCACGTAATGTCCCCAAGATCGAAGATTCCGGCGGGAGGAATGTCCAGGAGCATGTTGGCATAATACCTATCGCCTCTTGCGAGCATCTCCATCGCCAGAAACACTCTTTCAGGAGGAGCGATGCCCCATCCCTTTCTTTCTATTTCCGGTCTTGGGTTCATGTACGCGCGAGCTATCGCGTGCGCCGGAAAGGAGGCGTAGAAGCTGTTATAGTATTGAATGACAGGTACGTCTTTGTTGTTGGTTGGATAAAGAGTGCCGCCGTCCAGAGGCTCAAGCCACGCTGCCCTGCCATCCTCCGAGTCTCCCTTTCTCCCCACTTCCCAACCCGTCCCAAAAGGCAGGTCGTTGAGGTCAGAAAGAAACCACTCTAAAAATCCAATCCAGTCCAATCCTGAATAACCACCCTTGCGGAAGAACTTTTCATAGTAATCTATCGTCCCCTTAAGTTCATCTCTTTGATCCGACTTTCGTGGAGTGATCTTCCAGTCCAGATCGCAGATGTTAGAGGTCATGGTTTCTTTGCATGTAGTCGCAACCCCTTGAGAAGCTACCCACGCCCGCCATTGCGCGGGGGTTAGAGCCGAGGGCTGAGACCAACCGGGGATCATTCGAGCGAAATAAGCGTCTGATACACGCATACTCCGCTGGCCCTTTTCCTTGGTAGGCTGAGGGACGTTCAACACGTCCATTGTTGAGACATTAGCCATAATTCCTCATATCGTTACGAATGGCAGGCGGCCCCAACGGTGTGCTGGGTTCAAAACATACATGCCGGAAGTAACAGATGTTATCTTGTCGTCGTGTTCAATCAAGGTGAAGCCGTCCACTTGCCCAAGAAAACCCTCGTTCCACACGCCCTTTGCCACCCACATCCGCCCCTCTGCGGCGACTCCGAACCAGTGGTTGTTTGCGGCCAATACACGATCCCCGACTTTTTTCACATCCACTTCCAAGACCTGATGAGCGTTGAGTTCTGGATTTTTTTCATCTTTAAACGCCGCACTCACCGCCGCCACCTGGTTTTTCCCCGCGCCGCCGGGGTCTTGGTCAACATAGACGGGAACGAACGGGCCATCGTAGCGAGCCGTGTTCTTAATCATTTCCAGCAACTTCTCCCACGTCCACCAACCCGACACTTGATTTTCCAGAATGAAGTGGGACTGTTTTTCCTG